TCAAGCAGGACAACGGTACAAATAATGATTTCTCAAAATTGACAGAAAAAATATGCGGTGAAAAGATTGTAAAAAATGATTATTTCAAAACAACCAAAAATAAAAATGAAATAACATTTTCAAACAACAGCAAAGAAAATATATCAAGTATTCTTATGATGATATTTAACACGTGGAAACAACACATATATTATCTAAATCTTGAAGAAAACAGATATTTAGCGGAACTTCGGGACGCACTGTTGCCGGAACTGATGAGTGGAAAAATAGATATAAGTGATATATAAGCGGTGGAAAGGATAAAACAATGTTTGAAAGAATAAAAGCATATTTACGCAATAGAAGATATGAACGAGAACGTAAGAAGTTCATACGCAAATGGAACGAGGATAATAAAAATTGGTGCGAGTGTCGACATAAACGCAAAGCGTTTAAACGTGCAATGATAAAAAACGGTTATACGATGTAATCAAACAGAAAATGTGAAAGTGAGGTGATAAGAGTGACTGAAAAGCAAAAGTTGTTTTGTGAGGAATATTTGATTGATTTGAACGCGACACAAGCGGCATTAAGAGCGGGATATTCGGAAAAGACGGCGTATTCGATTGGGAATGAGAACTTGAAGAAACCTGAAATTCAAGAATACATACAAAAGCGGCTAAAAGAGAAAGAGGACGCTCTTATCGCCAAACAAGATGAGGTGTTAAAGACGTTAACCGCCGTTATGCGTCGTGAGAAGCCTGAAACGGTTGTAGTGACGTGTAAAGCCCGTAAGTCGTATTACGATGACAAGGGTAAAAAGGTCATTGACGAAGCAGAACAGCCGATGTGCGTTGAGATACCGACAAAGGTGTCGGACGTAAACAAAGCGGCGGAAATGTTGGGTAAATACTACGCATTATTCACAGAGAAATTAAACGTTGACGGTGATATGGACTACAGCATTAAAATTGATTACGGCGGTGAGGACGAATGAACAAAATAACAGTACCGTTCAATCCGATATTCAAACCTGTACATCAGTGTAAGAAACGTTACGTTGTAATGAAAGGCAGTGCCGGAAGTGGCAAGAGCGTTGATACCGCACAACTGTACATATTGCGTTTAATGCGTGACAAAGGGCGTAATCTTGTATGTGTGAGAAAGTCCGACATAACAAACCGTGACAGCACTTTTGCGGAGCTTGAATCAGCTATAAACCGTATGGGCGTTGGCAGAGCGTGGAGAGTTACGCAAAGTCCGTTGTCGTTCACCTGTATAAACGGCAACAAGATTATATTTCGTGGTGTCAACGATAACAAGCAACGTGAAAAACTGAAATCAATCACATTTGCGAATGGTAAGTTGACCGACGTATGGATTGAAGAAGCTACGGAACTTGTACAACAGGATTTTGAAATTATAGATGACCGTTTGAGAGGTGAACTCCCCGACGGTCTTTTTTATCAGATAAAATTGACGTTCAACCCTGTATCGTCAAGTCACTGGATAAAGAAAGTGTTTTTCGATATACAGGACGATAATGTCTTAACGCATCAAAGCACATATTTAACAAACCGATTTTGTGATGAGGCGTATCGACAACGTATGTTACGACGTAAAGAGGTTGACCCTGAGGGCTACAGAATTTACGGCTTGGGCGAATGGGGCGAAACAGGCGGATTGATATTCTCAAACTATCGCATTGAAGAATTTGATACAGATATGAGCCGTTTTGACGCTATGGCGATAGGACAGGACTTCGGCTTTAATCACGCAAATGCTATATTGACGTTAGGCTATAAGGACGGTGATATTTACGTTTGTAATGAACTGTATGTACACGAAATGGACACAACAGAGATTATCCAAAAAGCTGACGGGAAGTTCAGCAAAAGTCTTGCAATGTGGTGCGACAGTGCAGAGCCGGACCGTATAAAAATGTGGCGAAAGGCAGGCTATCGCGCAAGGGCAGTTGTTAAAAATCCGAACAGCATACAATCGCAGATTGACTGGTTAAAAGGCAGAAAGATACATATTCATCCGTCTTGCGTGAATGTAATCAAAGAGATACAGCAATGGCGTTGGCGAGTGGACGAGAAGTCGGGCGAGTATACAGACGAACCTGTCAACGTTTTTGACGACGCAATGGCGGCGTTGAGGTACGGCGTTGAGAGTTGGCGCAAGGATAAGAAAGCTAAAATCTATTCAAGAGAGGAGTACGGAATATGATAATTGATGAAGATATAGTTGCGGGCGGTGTGACACCGTTCATCATAACAAAATTGATTGAACGGCACGAACGAGAGCGACAGAGATACCGATTGTTACACGATTACTATATGGGCGACCACCGTATTTTAAATCGCAGAAAAAGGGGCAAAAACGTGGCAAACAACCGTATAATGTGTAATCACGCAAAGTACATAACGGATATGACGCAAAGTTATTTGGTTGGCAATCCTGTAACATATGCAGTGTCGGACGATTACGACATTGAGGCAATCAAAAACGCATATTTGGAACAGGACATTCCGAGTGTGGACAGCGAGATTGTGAAAAATATGAGTATTTACGGCAGGGCGTACGAGTTGATATATGCGGACGAAAACAGCAAGCCGAGAAGTGTACGATTGGATCCGGAGCATACATTTGTATGTTACTCACAGTCGGCATTTGAAAAGCCGTTGTTTGCGGTGTATTACTACAAGAAATACGACCTTGACGGCTACTGCACAGGCAGTATTTGTCGTGTGTATGACGAATCGTTTATATATACATACACAGGTCTTGACAGCTATACGGCGTTGTCATTGCAAAATGTTGAACCGCATTACTTTTTTGATGTTCCGATTATCGAATACAGAAATAATACGGAAATGCAGGGCGATTTTGAACAGCTTATAACGCAGATTGACGCATACAACGTGTTGATGTCAGATAGAATTAATGACAAAGAGCAATTTGTTAATTCGCTGTTGTTTTTGTGCAACTGCGACCTTGACACCGAACAGGCAAAAAAATTATTGGTAGAACGTATCTTAATGGGTGACGGTGACGCAAAGGCGGAGTATCTGTCAAAGGTGCTGAACGAGGCTGATACAAAGGTGTTGCGTGACGACATCAAGGACGATATACACCGTTTGTCACACGTTCCTGATTTGTCGGACGAAAGTTTCGGCAATAATTTGTCGGGCGTGGCGATAAAGTATAAGCTGTTGGGATTTGAACAGCACGTCAAGAACAAAGAACGTAATTTTGCTAAGACGTTGAGAAAACGTTTGGAGATTTACAACAATTTCTTAGTGACATTAAACGCAATGAAAGAAGTGCCGTCGCACAGAGTTGATATAGGATTTACATATAACTTGCCTGCAAACGAACTTGAAATAGCACAGATGATTAATTACCTCAAAGGTCTTGCGTCTGACGAAACACTTTTAGAGCGTCTGCCGTTTATAACAGACGCAAAGGAAGAAGTTGAAATCGCACGCAGAGAACAGGCTGAAAAGTCCGCCGAAGATATGCGTATCGCTGAAAGTTCGGCAAGGAAAGTAAACTACAATGAAGAGTAAGGCATATTGGGTAAAACGTGCCGTTGAAGTTGAAACATATTTGCAATCGCAAGCGGACAGCGTTAAGGACGGTGTAATTAAGGCGTATGAGCGAGCAATCAAAAATGTAAACAATGACATTGAGAAAACGTTCAAAGCCTATATTTCGACCGATATACCCGAAAAAGAGGCACGCCGATTAATGAGCATAGCCGACAGCGACAAACAGTACGAAGAACTTCTTGAACTGTATGCCGAAACAGACGACAAGACAGTCAAAAAAGAAATTCTAAACCGTATAAATGCACAGGCATACGGTGCGAGAATTAGCCGATTAGAGGGACTGAAACGGAATGTATATATTTACTTTAGGCGCGTTGCAAACGAGGCTATAAAGGAGCAAAAGAAACTGTATGACAGTGCGGTAAAGACGGCGTATTATACGAATATTTTTGATACCGCACAAGGTTTAAACTGCGGTATTGATTTTCCACTTGTACCGCAAAAGGCGGTTAATAAAGTGTTAAGTGAGCCGTGGCACGGTCACAACTACAGCGAGAGAGTGTGGATACATAACGACAGATTTATACAGGCAGTCGGACAGACGATTGAGGACGGTATAATCAGCGGTCACAGTGTAAGCCGTATGACCGATAAGCTGATTGATTACGTCAAAGATACTGCACCGGGTGGAATACGAACATCAGCCGAAACACTTGTGCGAAGTGAAACGGCACATTTTATGAACCAAGGTCAGAGAATGGCATATGAGGAAATCGGCATAAAACAGTATCGTTTTGTTGCGGCACTGTCTGAATTGACGTGTGACAGGTGCGGAAGTCTTGACGGTAGCGTGTTTGATACGGATAAAGCCGTTGAGGGCGAAAACTTCCCACCGATACACCCACGTTGCCGTTGTGTTACGATTATGGCAGACGTGAATTTGACAAGTCGTATTGCACGCGATCCGCTCACTGGCGAAAATTACAAAGTTGACGGTGGTATGACGTTTGACGAATGGAAAAGCGGTTTGACAGATGAGCAAAGAAATGCGTTAAAATATGTTGCAAATAGTGAAAAACGTGGTATAATAGAGATGAAAAGAAAAAAGAACGATAATAAATCAGAAACTATGCCCAAAAAGCAACTTCAAAAAATAATTAAAAGGTTTAAGAAGTTGGGAGGAACTATTCAAATGAGCGAGGAAACGGATAAATATTTGGATAGTAAATTTGCAGAAGCAATTACATATGATGCGCATACAATTTTATTACGTCAAAAACCTAGTCGTGCCAGTGTATTTGAAGAGCTTATACATTCCGCTCAATATGGAACGGGGAAAAATGATGGAAGTTATATTAGTCGATTAAAGTGTGAAATAGAGGCACAAGAGAAATTACTAAGATACCAAAAAGCATACAGACTTACTAAAATTGAGGTCGAACAAACAGAAAAGGCTTTAAATGATTACAAAAATGAATTAAAACTATACTATAAAAAAGGCGGTGTGTGATATGGATATAATAAATTCATTGAAAATTGGACAAAATATATCGGTACAAATCAATGACAACGGTATAAACTTAAAAAATGGGGGATATGTTGCAGATGAAAACGGAAACCGCTTTAAAATATTATCAGTAGCGATGATAAATAATCATAAACGATTAATTGATAGTAATGCAGAGTTATTGTTGGCGGGAGATGTTAATAATATCGGAAAAAAATTATATACGATATGATTTAATGAAAAAGAGTGTGTAAGAAAAAACTAAATATAAATTAAATATTAAAAGCACGTTTGCAGACGTGCTTTTTTGATATTCAAATTTATTGAAAGGCGGTGATAGTGTGAGAGTAGGCACAACATACACATAGAAGAAAGGAATGGTGATCCGATTATCTCCCTGTTAGACGTGGGGTTATACGTCTTATTTTTATACAATTTTTTAAGAAAGGAATGATTTGAATGGCAGAGCCAACACCAAATCCATCAAAAACAACGGAGCCAACACCTCCGACACCTCCGACACCTCCGGAGCCTCCCGCACCGAATAACGGCGACAATCAAAAGGCGATTGATGACGCAGTAGCGGCGGCAAAAGAGAAGTGGGAAAAGGAACTTGAGCAAAAGCTAAAGGACGCTGAAAACGAGGGCATGAGAAAAGCCAAGTTGACAAACGAGCAAAGAAAAAAAGAGGACGACGACAAGGAACGAGCAGAATTTGAAAAGGCAAAGGCAGAGTTTGAACGTGAAAAAATCGTTGCATATGCCGAAACAGAACTTGCCAAAGTCGGATTGTCTGCCGAGATTGCAAAGTACATTGTAGTAGAGGACAAGGATAGCACAAAGGCGGTTATTGACAAGATAAAAGAAAGCTATGACAAAGATGTACAAGCAGGTGTTACCGAGCGTTTAAAGGGCAAAACACCGGATTTAAACGGTGGCAGTGGCGGTCACAACACAGGCAGTTTTATGGACATAATCAGAGAAAATCAAAGATAGGAGTGAAATAAATGGGTTATTTAAAAAATGAATTGACAGGATTTGTACCTGTCGAGCAAGCAACAGAAATCATCAAAATGGTGACAAGGGGTTCAAGTGTTTTAAGAATGGCGAAAGTCGAGGAAATGAAACACGAGAAAAAGAAGTTTAACGTACTTACAGACGGTCCGGGTGCTTACTGGGTCGGTGAGGGTGAAAGAATTAAGACAAGCGGTGCTACTTGGATTCACCCTGAAATCGAGGCGAAGAAGTTAGCCGTTATTATTCCGGTAACAAAGGAAAAGTTGGAAGATCCGACTATCAGCGTATTTGAAGAACTAAAGCCGGAAATTGCAGAGGCATTCTACAGAGCGATTGACGCGGCGTGCATTTTCGGTACAAATTCGCCGTTCAAGACAAACATTATGAACGCTATAGACAGCAAGCATATGGTTGTTACAGACAACACAAATATTGATATTGCTATATCTGACGCAATGTCAATGATTGAAGAAAACGGCTATGACCCGTCGGGATTTATCGGTCGTATCGGTGTTAAGAATATGCTGAGAAAATTGCGTGACGCAAACGGCGCACCTGCATATGTCAACGGTACAACAGGTGGTGAGTTGTACGGTCAGCCTATCGAATTTGTGCGCAACGGTGCGTGGGACAACAAACGTGCCGATATTATCACAGGTAACTTCAAGTATGCCGTTGTCGGTATGCGTGCAGGTATCAATTACGAAATTCTTACCGAGGCTACACTACAAGGCACTCTTGACAGTGACGGTAAACCGCTATCACTTGCGGAGCAGGATATGGTTGCAATCAAAGCTACTATGCGTTTAGGTTTCCTTGTGGTTAAGGACGACGCATTTGCCGCATTTAAGAACGGTGTTCCGACACTTGGCGAATTGACAGTTGAATCGGTTGCAGGAACAACAGGCAACACTGTTATTACAGTATCGCCAAAGCCTATCGGCGGTCACAAGTTGGTTTACAAGACTGTCGCAAGCACCGCTCCAAGTGTTGCGTATGACGACGATTTGTCGAAGTGGACAGAGTTTAACAACGGTGACGAAATCACTGCGACAAACGGTCACAAGATTACAGTTGCGGAAGTTACCGCAGACGGCAAAGCGAGAAAGTCGGGCAGTGCCGACGTTGTAAGCGGTGAATAATATGGAACAGTTGGGGACACTAAAAATGTTGTTGGGAATTAAGGACGACGAGCAAGACAGCTTGTTGTCCTTTTTGATTGAGGACACGGTTAATATGATTATGGCGTATTGTCATATTGATGTACTGCCACGTCAGCTTGAAAGCCTTGTTCCGAAGATTGCGGCGGATATGTACAGGGCGAAAGGTTACGGGGACAGTAAAAGTCCCGAAGTAGTCAAGAGCAGAAGTGAGGGCGAACGTTCCGTCACATATGCCGAAACCGACAATGACAAGATTTTCAGCAACTATTATAAACGCCTTGACCCGTTCCGAAAACGAAAGGGGCGTGTTCCGAGTGACATCAGTATTCAGTGATTTTTACGATAAAACTGTTATAATCGCAGAATATGAAATTGATGACTATACAGGTAAAACCGAAAAGACTGTATTGTCCGAAATCAAAGCCGATGTACAACCGTACAGCGGTGGCAGAGCAAGAGAGCAATACGGTTTGGATATAGAATGTCAAATGCGTATGTTCTGCGATATGTCAGACGACGTAAAGGTCGGTAACAGGGTTGAATATGACGGCGACATATATGATATAATATATGTGCAGAAATGGGACAGCGGTTTGGTAGCAATGCTCGAAAGGAGTAGGCTGAAATGAATTTTTCAATCGAGGGGATAGAGAACGTTGTTGACAAGCTGACACAGTATGCGTCGGGCGATAAAATACAGCGAGGTTTGGCAATGGCGGGTGAAGTCGTAAGAGCGCACGCAGTGGCAAACTGTCCTGTTGCAACAGGGCGTTTAAAGGGCAGTATCGTAAGCCAAGTGGACGGTGACAGCGTTGCAATCGGTCCGACTGCCGATTACGGCATTTATGTTGAATTCGGCACGGGCTCAAAGGGCGACAAATCTGTTTCGCATACGTCAAAAAGACACTGGACGTATTACAGTGGCGGTCGATTTTACACAACGTCGGGTCAAGCACCACAGCCGTTCCTCGTACCTGCACTGAAAAATAACATCAGCGAGATAATCGCTAAGTTTAAGGAGGTGTATAACTCGTGAAACGAGTTATAGCGAGCAAATACGAAGTATTTGTGTTAGCGTAGGGAGGGTGATACGGTGTTTGATATTGGTTTGGAATTACGGGATATTTTAAAACAGATAGATGATGTAAGCGTATGTTTTGCATATCCCGATAATTTTAATAAATTACCCGCAATAGCATATTACACGCTAACGGACAAAGGCTCAATGTCATATGACAATACGGTTTTTACGAATGATACAACTGTTCAGATTGATATTTACGCCGATTATCCGCAAACGTGTTTTGAATTGTCGGAGAAAGTATATAAATTGTTGACTGATCATGAATATTATCACGAAATGACAATGGACGTACCCAATCCCGACGATAAAAGTATAAAACATAGGACAATGAGATTTACGAAAGTAGTAGAAAGGAATGATTGATTTATGGCAAATACAGAGAAAAGAAAACCACTACCTACAATAGGTGTGGACAAGTACACATTTTTCGCAGTTTTAACTGACACATCAGAGGGCGCAACATATGGTGATCCGTACAATTTAAGAGGTACAGTCGAAATTGCACCGACAGACGCAGGCGGCAGTGATGTTTTTGACGCCGATAACGGTGCGTATGAAACATCAAACTACATTGAAAAATTAGGTCACGACATCACAAATGCCGATATTCCGCCGGAAGTTGATTCAATGTGGCGTGGACTGACACAAAAAGACGGTGTAGTAGAGGTCGGCAACGATACAAAAACAGTTTATTTCGGTGTTGCGTGGAGAATTATGAAATCCGACGGCTCATACCGTTATGTTAGATACTACAAGGGTTCATACAGCTTTGCGTCAAACGTAGGCGGTAAGACTAAGGCGTCAAGCGGTGCACCTGAAAAGCAAACTGCAAAGGCTACATATACAGCCGTACAACGTGATTTTGACAACAACTATTACGCATACTTTGACGAAAGCGATTTGCCGGAGGGCGTTACAAAGACAGAACTTGAGGAAAACTGGTTTAAGGATATGAACTACTATCCAGTGAAGAAAGCACTTTAAGACAAGGCACGCCGAAAGGCGTGCTTTTTTCGTATAGAGAGGAGCGAGTAACAATGCAAAGAGTATTAACATTTGTACACAACAAAAAAAAGTATGTATCAAAACCGTGGTGTTTCGGTGCGGCAACGTTGGTTGAAAAAGAATATATGGACGTTGCAGAGGGTGAAAAAGTAACGGCTACGTCGGTATGTGCAGATGCCGTTGACTATCTGTTTGAGGGTACAGAGGCGACACAAGATATTTTAGACACGGCTGTTTCAGCAAAAATGAGAATGTGTCGTGAAGTTATGAAGTGGTTTATGGACGATTTTACGGGAAAAAACGAGGAAAGCCTGCCGGAGCAGGCAACCGAAAAGGAAGATTAAGCGATTTATATGGGACAATGCTGAAATATCACGGTATATTGCCGAATGATTTGGCAAAACAAGACCCAAGATTATTACTTGCAGTTATAATCGAGGACGAGGAAGAAGAATATACAGGAAACGACCCGTATTTAAAAATGTTTTATGGAATGTAGTGAGGTGATTTGTAATGGCTGATGCGGCGGAATTAGTAGTAAGAATAAGAGGTGATGCGTCCGACTTAGAGGCGACAATAAGCGGTGTATCGCAACAACTCGAAGAATTGGAACGAACACAAAGCAATACAAATGGTGTGAAAGGTGTAAGAGAAAGCACAAGTGCATATCAAGGTCTTGCAAGTCAGCTTAAAAATACCGGAAAAGGTATAAAAGAAGTCGGCGAAAGTATTGACACGATAACAAAACCGATACAATACGCATCAACGGCTCTTGCCGCGGGCGGTGTTGCGAGTGCCAAGTTTGCGATAGATTTTGAGGATAGTTTTGCCGGAGTTAAAAAGACGGTTGACGCTACACCGGAACAGTTAGCCAAAATAAAGCAAGGTATTATTGATTTGTCAACAACAGGTATTGACGGCAGAGGCGCGATACCACAGACGGCAACTGAACTAAATGAGCTTGCGGCGGCTGGAGGTCAGTTAGGCATATCCCAAGAAAACATTATCGACTTTACGGAAGTAATGGCACAAATGGGTTCAGCAACAAACCTTGTCGGCGAAGAAGGCGCGGCTACACTTGCCCGATTTATGAATGTAATGGGTACAAGTCAAGGCGAAATTCGTAATATCGGCAGTGCAATCGTTGATTTGGGTAACCACAGTGCGACAACAGAATCGGAAATCGCGGAAATGGCACTGCGTATGGGTAAATACGGTTCATCTGTACGAATGTCGGCGGCGGACGTGTTGGGTTATTCTGCGGCATTGTCCTCATTGGGAATTGAGGCACAAATGGGCGGTAGTGCGATAGGTCGTACGTGGCTGTCCATAGAAACCGCCGTTGCAAGCGGCGGAGAGGGTTTGACGAAATTCGCAAAGTACAGCGGTAAGAGTGCGGAAGAATTTAAAGAGCAGTGGAATACTGACAGCTCCGGTGCATTTAACGGACTGTTAAAAGGCTTGCAGTCTGCCGAGAACCTAACTGTTGCGTTAGATGATTTAGGCATAAACAATACACAGGATATACAGGCTATGATGGCATTAGTCAACGGTTATGATTTAGTAACCGAGAGTGTCAATCGTTCAAACACCGCATACCAAGAAAATACGGCACTACAAGAAGAATTTAACGCAAAGAATGAAACGACCGCATCAAAATTGGCGAACACAAAAAACAATATTATTGAAGCGGCGAGAAGTATCGGCGAAACAATGTTGCCGTCAATACAAGACGCAAGCACCACAGTAGCTGATTTTGCAAAAGGATTGTCGCAAATGTCAGACGAACAAAAACGTGCTGTTGTTAATACGGGTGCGACAGTTATTGCGATAGGTGCTATTTCAAAAGTCAGTGCCGGAGCAATCAAAGGTGTTGGCGGAATTGTTGAGGCAGTCGGCAACATCAAAAAGGCATTTTCAGCAGGCGGAGCATTGGCGAAGTTTGCACCGACATTGACAAGTATCGGTGCGGCGGCAGGTCCTGCCGCATTAGCTGTTGCCGGTATTGCTACAGCGGCTATAGTAGGAAAAGTTGCATATGACAAATGGTATCAATCGCAATACAGGTGGAGCGAGGGACTATCCAAGGGCAACGAAAAGGTCAAAGAAAGCTTTGAAAAATACAAATCGCTGAATGAAGTACAGGGGCAAATCAAATCGTTAAAAATGGTTATTGAAAGCCCCGAAAGCAGTCAAGAACAAGTTGACAATGCAAAAAGCAAGTTAGAAGAAATAAAGGAAATGCTATCGCAGGAATACAATCTTGTAATCAATTCCGATAATTCTAATTTGGACGACGCTGTTGAACAAGTAACCAAACTGTCTAAAAATGAATTGCAGTCTAATATCAATAAGCAACGTTCAGAACTATCAAATCTAATAAATAAAGACGCAAAATACAAAGAGGACCGCCAAATCGCGGAAGATAACTATAACAAAGAATTAGCATTACAGACGAAGTATTCAGAGGCTAAATCAAAAGTTAGTGACATAACTGCAAAAATTTCAAAAAATGAAATAACTGCGGCGGAGGGCTACAAAAAAGCACAAGAAATTTATAAAGAAGTTTCCGGACACGCATACGAAAACGGCACAACAGACCAATCAATGAAGAATGCGCAAGGCGTGTTATCGTCTATTGCGGCAAATTATTCGGTAGCAACAACAGAAGCCCAAAAGTATTACGACCAAGTACAGGCTCTGGACCAATCTCATAAAGAACTACGCGACGTATCAGAAGAACTGGCAAACTATGAAACTGAATTAATTAAAATATCTGCATTAAATCAAGACGGCGCCGGAATTGAACAATCCTTAAAGGATATGAAAGAATTTATCGACGTCGGTAAATTAGATATGAACAGCTATGCACAGTCGGTGGCGTTGGCTATGAACGGTGTTGAGAATTTGTCTGCTGCGTGGGAGCAGGCGGCAAACGGGGACGGTACCGCACTGAACAACATAATTAACGACTATGTTCGTTCAATGACAGAGTTCGGAGCATCATCTGCGGAAACGGCGGTCGGTGTCAGTCTGTTAAATTCCGAATGTACGAATATGCAGGATGCAGTAAATAAGGGCAAAATTGATGATGTAGTTCAGAAAATGAATGAAACAGGTCAAACAATGGGATTGACGACCGAGGAAATCGTTGAGGGTACTGCTTTAATTAAAAACGGATTTGACAGCGTACGCCAAGCCGTTGAAAAAGGCGATATAAACGGCATATTAAAGGATATGATGTCCGAGGGAAGTCAGCAAGGTATTGATATGACAGCGGACAAGTTGACCGAAATGTCGCGTGCTATGGGACTGATACCGAATGAAAAACGTATCAAGATAACCGCAGACGGATTTGAAGTAGTTGATGATTTGACCGCCAAAGTTCGACAACTGGAGGGCAAAAAGTTTGTTGTAACTGTTGACACAGAGGGCAACACAGACGGTGTTGATAATGTCGAGAAAAAGACAAAACAACTTGACGGCAAACAGTGTGAGGTCATGTTTACAGCAGACGGAACACCCGCCATTGCAACAATAGATAATACAGAATACAAAATAGCCGAATATGACGGTACAACCGGAACGGCGAAACTAATTGCCGAAAACGGCGAGGCTATCGGTGTTATTGATTTAACCACAGGCAAAATAAATCTGATTCCTACAACACACGATACAGAAATCACAGCACAGGATAACACATCAGCAGGCGTTGAGAGTGCAAAGGCTAATTTAGATACCGTAAAAGATAAAACAGTAACACTGACCGTTCAGACGGTTCAAGTTGGTGGATTGAGTAATCAAAATGTTCCGGCGGCCAAGTTTGGCAGTTCGGGAATGTTCGTAAAAAAAGCCAAAAAAGCCAAAGGTACACAAAATTTTGAGGGCGGTTTGGCAATGGTTAATGATGAAAAGGGTATATCTGACCCACGAGAATTAATCGTTGACAAAGGACGTGCATTTATACCACAGGGCAAGGACGTAGTATTGCCGTTGTCAAAGGGTGCAAAGGTGTACACAGCGTCACAAACCAAGGCGATAATGAACGGTATGGGTATACCGCATTACGCAACAGGAAAAGACAATTCGGATGCGTTTACATCAGCCAAGGACGATTGGACGCATTACACCAAAACGCACGCAGTAACGACCGCACAAGAATTAGAGAAGTGGTTAGAATTTCAAGAGAAATTCAAGTCGAACGACAAGGATATTGCCGATATAGAGGAACAAATATTCAGTCTGACACAGAAACGCACGCAGGAGTTAAACAACCTGTCAAAGTCGTACATTGAAGAACGTGCGGCACTGAATGACTGGGACGACAACGGCGACAATCCTATTGACGCATTTATCCGTATTCGTGACCGCAATATGGCGGAAGTCGAGGCAGGACGTATGACGTGGGAGGACTATACGACAGAAATGTCAAGTATAGGTTCAACGTTATACGGGAATATGACCGAATACAGTCGCGATTGGTTGGAACACCAAGAAAAATACAACGGTATGAGTGCCGCCGATTATATAGCAGGTATCGGCAGAATACAGACGTACACCGAACAAATGTACGCACAGGGTATAATCAGCCACAAAGAATATGTAGAGGCAAAAAACAAGCTGAATGAGGAGTATTTGGACAAGCGTAAAGAACAAATTGAGAAAGAGTACGACATATCAAAAAACTACATCAGCGAGCATACATATTTTAACGACTGGCAAGATAACGGCGACAATCCGCTTGACGCGTACAACCGTGTTATGGATAGGCACCGTGAGGAATTGGCGAACGGCGAGTTGACACAGGACGAGTTCGACAAGTACCAAAGTGAATTAGGTTCGGATATGTATTCGGAGCGTGTGGAGCAGTCAAAGAACTGGTTGGAAGAACAACGCAAGTATTACGGTATGACTGATGAAGAATATATCGCCGGTTTAAAACGTATTCAGCAGTATACACAGGAATACTATGATTTGGGGTTAATCAGCCGCAAAGAATACAACAAAAATATGACCGAACTAAATCACGATATGTTCGACCAAGCGGGCGAATCGTTTGACGATATGCTGCAGCAACAACAGGACTACATCAACAAACTGCGTGATGAATTTTCTGCACAGGAACAGGCATTACAGGACAGTTGGACGGTAGAGGACCGCAAGGCTGATATGTCCGAAACACAGGCGCAGTTGGATATTTACGCAAATGCAGTGACAGACAGAGGACAGCAGAAGTACAAAGAACTGCAAGAGCAGATGAAACAACTGCAACGTGACGAGGAATTGTATCAGTTGCAAGTCAAAAACAATGCCACGATTGAAAAACTGGAGGCGGAGTATGACGCGTTGGAAAACAGCAAGGCTGATTTCATCAAGTCCATTGCAACCAACATTGACAGTATAGACGTGACGGGTATTGTGGCGGATATAACACAGGAAGTCAGCGGCGGTAATGACAAGATAACCAAGACTTTGGGTGAGATTATAGAGGCTATTAAGGGCATTAAGATTGAACAGCAGAACTATAACAACAACAGTAAAATCACAATCAATACGACTGACAGCGCTGTTTTGGGTAGCTATGTATAATGTGCGGAGGTAGAAAATGCGAAACGGATTTTATTTTAAAAACAAACATTCAAACGATTTCGGAGTGACTGTACAAACGCAGTCACGTCCGATTAAACCGGAAATGAAAATACAGACATATGACAGCCCGTATATAGACGGTGAATATGATTTTTCAACGGCAAATGCGTACAACCGTGAATTTTATAAAAACCGTGTATTTAAAATGAATTTGCAAATATCGGCGGCGGATATGTCTGAACTGAACAGCAAAATCACAAAAATCACAACGTGGTTAATGGGACGTGGTGAGTTGATATTTGACGACACACCCAATGTCAAATGGAATGCGTCGGTTATTGAAACAATAGATTACAAACCAGAAAACTACGGACACAAAGCGGTCATTTCGGTGTCGTTCAAAGTGCAGACGTGGGCGGCGTTGGTATTTGATATTTTTGACGGTCCGATATTGGATAGCCAAAACATCAAATTAGATGATGAAATACCAATCGGACCGAATGAATATTACACGATTACAACAGCAGGCGACAGTACAATACATAACACAGGCGACCGCCCTGTCAGACCTGTTTTGCGTGTTACAAACGTCACAAAACCTACAACGATAACCTGTAACGGTATCAGTATTACGGTGTCGGAAAACTGCGTTATTGACTGCGACAAACAGTCGGTAACAGACGTAAACGGCAACAGTATTATGAAAAAAATCAAAGGTAATTTTTTTGAACTGGAAACAGGGGCGAATAGAATAATTTTGTCCACGACGGCAACGGTTGAATTTTCATTCTATCCGCAGTACGTTTGGAATACAGAAACGGAGGATATATACAAATGGGACAGATAACATTTATGCGATTGCACGACAGATATACAGACAGTTTTGAAACAGGCGAGGTGCTGAACAACGCATATAATATCAAGGAAACAAGGATATTGAACGATACGGGAAGTATTGAATTTGACTATCCATACGACGAAAAGGCGCGTCTAATCAGTCAAAATATGTTGGTTAGTGTAAACGGTCATATATACGAAATCAGCCGAACAACACGAAATATGAACTGTGCGGATTCACTGCACGTTTACGGTACACCGCATTTTGTGTATGAGGCGCAGAAAGCGTTTATACCGACAATCGGCGACCATATCGGTGAAACATCAAGAGCAGTGCTGCAAGCGGCGGTAAAGATTATTTCGGATTTCAAGGAAGAAGTCAAAGAGAAGTGTATTTTTCACATTATGACAAATGCGGAGCTAAGCGAAAAAGGAATGAAGTGGGTTGCAGATGATGAACTGCTGATTGATTTTTTCTCTACCGACAAAACAAATTTGTGGGACGTTATAAAAACGATAATAGAAAATTTGGGGCGTGGCGAGATATTCCACGAAACAACTATCGACAGTAATAACAACATTGTATGTAACATTGCCATTGTTGAACGCATCGGCACAGATAACGGCGTCAGACTGCGTTTAGAAAAAAATATGCAAAGCATATCAATAGAACGCAACGTAAGCGATATGATAACACGTTTATGGGCGTTCGGCAGTGATGATTTAACAGTCAGCAGTGTAAACGGCGGCAAAGCATATATAGACAGTCCAAACATTGAAAAATACGGTGTGCAAGAGGGGTACAAGGACTATAGCGATTATACATCAGCGGACAAACTGTACCGTAATGCAAAGTGGGAGTTTGACGAGGACAACGAAGATAGAATTGACGTACCGCAGTTGACAATCAGCGGTAAACTGATTGACCTATCGAAGTTATCCGAATACGGCGACACAGAAAAGTTGGAAATAGGCGATACGGTACACGTATTTGACATAGACGGTACGGAATATGTGCAGAGGGTAATTGAATATCAGGCATATCCGTTGGAGCCGAAAGAGAGCAATATATCAATCGGGCATATCAGACGTGATTTTTTTATCGGACTATGGCAGACAGAACAGGCAACAAAGAAACATGCAAAGTGGCAGACTGCGAACAACAGTGTAAATATCCGAAAAGTACAAGGAACGGTGAACACAGACCGAAACGAGGTGCAGTCGGACAATAAGCTGTTGAAAATTGTCGGCGATTTGTTATACATTGAGGACGACAAGGGCAGACGAAGAATAAACCTCGGAAATATGGACGGTGCGTTCGTTTTTCAGATATTCAATCAGTTGTCGGAGAAAACCATTGAAATGGACGATGACGGTAATGTTACTATAACAGGTGTATTTGCCACAGGCACAGACAAAAAGGCAAGAACCGTTATAGACAAAAACGGTATTCAAAGTTACGACGCTGACGGCAATAAGTACGGATTGTGGTGTAATGCACCGAGTAGCAACGATATGAGATATACTGATTTTAATTTATACTACAATAATAAATGTATTTTTCAAATATACAACGCTATATCGGGAATTTTATTAAGAACGTATGGATTGGACATACTTAGTTCGGGTAACGGTACGACAGTCGGCAAAAATAAATGGAAGTTTGAACAGGGAGCAAGCGGAACATTTCAAACCGCAGACGGAAAAACGGTAACTGTTTCGGGCGGTCTTATAACAGGTATTTCATAAAAGATATTTACAAAATTATTCCTTTGTGGTACAATTTAGGTATCACAAAGGAGGTATTTTTATGAAAGGGAATATTAAAAGTTTTATATGCGGTATGCTCGTTATGGGTATTATATCGTGTGCAGGAGTATACGCAACCGACGTGTGGCAGAATATAAATGTTTTACCGAATACAATAAAAGTTGTGGTAGACGGTAAAGCGGTACAAGCCGACAATTTCCTATACAACGATACAACATACTTGCCGATAAGGGCGGTAAGTGAAGCGTTGGGAAAAGACGTACAATATGATACACAAACAAGCACCGCCACAATATCAGAAAAGAAAGAAGATGATAATATGGCAGTTACAAGTAAATACACGCCACCGACAGAATATATAAACGACTCTGCTTTCATTACTCAAAAAGACGGGGTATATTATGCTTTGATTAATTTTGTGGCGACCAAAATTCAAGACGCAGGATATAAATTTGAATACGACTACGATACAAAAACATTTAAAGCCGTAAGCGGCGATAATGTGATTTATATAGGCAAAACAACAGTTATGGACTCTGACGAAGTTATCCCATACGACCAATTTGTAGACGAGATACAGCCGTTGTTGAAATAAGAAAGGGGATTTACAATGATATGGCAACAAGAAGTGTTGGATAAAATAGTATCGAAAATTAAGCCCTTTTCGGATTCAGCTAAAAAGTACAAAGCAAATGAAGAAGAAAAGCTTTTTATAGAAAATCTTGCAAGAGAAATGCTTAATAAAAATGCTTTACAACATTTGAAAATTGACAGACGTTCAAACGGATTGTTAAATTTTAAATATAAGAATATGCAGATTGGACGAATAAATTTAAGGTCTAAGCCGACACAACTACAAATCATATCACAGTATGATGTACGTTGGTTAGAAGGACTTTATGTAAGGGAATGTATAAGAAAAATTCCCGAGTGGATGGAATACTTAGATTATTTGATGAATAAATAGCACAAAGACACCTCATTATGGGGTGTCTTTTGTGTTGGCTAATTAGATAGCTTGTGAGTAACCTCACTGACTTTCCAATTGATTGTAAGTTCATAATGCTTTGTTAAATTGAATTTACCTACAATTGAATCGTTAAGTATTTTATTAGATACATCAATAAAAAATGGTCTGGAAAGTTGGTTGAGTACCTTTAATGCATCTAATGTTTCCTCATCTTTTGCTTGATGAATAGTTAACTCATATAAAGTAACTTTATCCTTGGATAGTAAGAGTCCTTTTGGTCTTAAAGAAGCCGCAAACGTACAATAATATTCTTCTGATACACCTTTTTTTAAATGAAAAGTTAAAAAACCATATTCTTCTGCCTTTATGGTTTCCTCATAGGTAGAAAAATCTATTCCATATAGTTCTATAGGAGTATAATCAATTAGTTGCGTAGGAGTTACATTCAAATATCTACATAGTTTATCCAATGTATCGAACTGAATGCCTTTGCAATTATTTTGGGATAAAGCTGTAAGTGTAGTTCGTGAAATACCGGTATCATGAGCTACTTTTGTTATTTTAATGTTGTTTTCAGCAAGAATAATTGATAGATTACATCTAATCATAATAAAACCTCCTTTCATAATAATTGTACAATACACTGTTCATTTTGTCAAGTTTTTAGAAAAAAATAATAAAAATATTAAAAAAAGTATTGACATTTAATTAATAGGAATGTATAATAGAAATAGATTTTGAACAAAAGTCTGAACAAAAATCAAAAAAAAACGAAAGGATGTGGTAAAATTGGACAACAACTTATCGCAAATCTTAGGCGAAAAACTTATTAAGATTTCGCAAGTTTCAAAAGATACTGGAATTTCAAGGTCTACGTTGACAAACCTGTATTATAAACGTAGTAAAGCTATTTCGGGTAATGTATTACACAAATTGTGTGATTATCTTGATTGCAGTGTTGGAGATTTGTTGGAAAAGAAAACAAAAAAATAACGATAACACGCCAACCAAAGCAATCGTTATCGTTATCAGTACAAGACGTTTCCGTCTATAAGATATTATATCATAGATTGAAACTCTTGTCAAAGCAAAATTTGAGAGGAGAAGTTTAATGAATAATTTACAGATTGTAAAATCAGCACAATTCGGAGAGGTACAATGTGATGTGTACTCAGATAGTCAAGATATGTTTATGACAATAAGTCAGTTATCTGATTGCTTAGGATATGCCGACAGAAAGAGTATCGAAAAGATAATCGAACGTAATCCTTACTTAAAAGATAAAGAGTTTTCAGTTACCGACAAATTGTCGGCTACTGATGGTAAGAAGTATAATACTCGTATTTTCACAGAAGACGGCATATATGAAGTTACCTTTCTCGCAAAAACTGAAAAAGCAAAAGAGTTCAGAGCGTGGGTAAGAAAACTACTGAAATCTTTAAGAAAAGGCGAAACGGTTAATATTGCAGCAGACCACTTAAAAGAAATTGAATTACAAGCAAAACGTGACAGAGCCACCGCAATGTTGCTTAATGCTCAAAATCGTATGATAAAAACGCTTTTATCGAACACTAAGGACAAAAACTTATCACAGATTGCGATTGATGTTATGGGTATTAAAGCGGTTGAGCAGATAACGGGTAAGAATATGAACCAGTATTTACCCGAATGTGAAAAACTTTATTCAGCAACCGAAGTCGGTGGAATGTTCGGTGTATCGGCTATGAAAATTGGCAAGACTGCCAATGCAAGCGGACTTAAAAATGATACATACGGTAAAACTGTTATGAGCAAGTCAAAACATAGTTCTAAAGAGGTACAACAGTTTTTATACAACGAAAAAGGCGTACAAGCTTTAGGCAAGATTTTAGGCAAGACCGTTAAAACGGCGTAGGAGGAATTTGTGATGAAAAGTGAATTGATAAATCAAATTTATGCAGACGTTTCACAGAGCGAGGAATATCAAAAATCAGAAGAAATGAAACAGTTAACTAAAATACAAGATGAGCAGGGGAAAGCCATAAGAAAGACCGTAGGGGATAGAATGTATATAAACAATATTGATGGATTTGTTTCAGCGTCGGAGGCTGGTTGTGAACGTTACGGTTTTATTTTGGGTTTTAAATATGCAATGCGACTTATACAAGAATGTTTCAATCCAACAGGACAGAATATATGAATCGGAATTAAGCACCTTTTGGGGTGCTTTTTTCGTACAAAAAATGAGGTGACACAATGTACAGACGAATACCACCATAGCACGCGAACGGCGTGTTTTTTTAATACCAAAATCCCAATCAATTACGATTAGAAAGGAATGATAAAATGAAATTAAATTTTAATTTTAGCGGAAAAACGCTGTTAAAGGATTGGTGGAAAATTGTCCGCGATAATTTCACGGCAATTCAAACCGACCACAACACACTGTCCGACAAATTGGACACAGAAATAACGCAACGCACCAACGCTGATGTAGGGTTGGCGGACAAAATCACAGCCGAAAAAACAGTGAGAGAAAGTGCTGACAGTACGTTGCAAAAAAATATTAATGATGAAACGAAAAACAGGCAGACGGGCGACAGTGAATTACAACAGAAAATATCAGCCGAAATCACCGAAAGACAGACGGCAGACAGCAAAAAGGCTGACAAAACAGAGTTGTACGGCACTGATGAAACGACAAAACATACAATCACGCACACATTGACTACATCTGATTTTGTAATAAACATCACATCCTACGATACAGGTACAGTTAAAATACCTGCCGAAACGGTACATTCAAAAATCCTATTGAACGGTAGCCCAATGCCTGCGGTAGATGTAATAGGTACGTTTGATTGTGGCAAATCGGAAGAGGACCACGGCGATAAGTATGTCGCTATAGCATATTCGCCTAATACAGGTAAATTGGATATTGATGTTGTAGATATAGATTGTTCGCCGACTGACGCTGACGCTATCGCCGAAATAAACATTCAATATCAAACAGCGAAAATTACAAAAATGTATCATTTATCGCATATTTTTTACGGTATCAGTAGCCTAAATGACCTAAAAACCAATAATAAAAATTCATTTTTGGCGGCGGTCAATGAAATTTCAACAAAACTGACAACTGAAATTTCAGACAGAGAGGGCGCAGAGCATTCACTGAATGAAAAAATCAGTACTGAAATTTCGGACCGACAGGCGGCAGACAATGAGTTGAAAGCAAAAATATCAGATATAAATACAGAACTGACAACGGATAACCTGTTTTATGATTTATCTAAATACGTCAACAGTGACAACACATTAGTCACTGACGACAGCGGTGTACAGTATTTGTCATATTCGGATTTGTTTGAAAACGGAGTGTATTTGTATCACAATTTTGTTGTTGATAATTTCCGCCGTAAACCGAAAACGGAAACCACATTAGAATTGACATTCAATGTGGCGTCACGTCATATAGCTGGGGACGGTTGCGACAGTGGCGGTTTGAATATAGGTGAAACAGACGTATTGATTACATACACTGATACAACAACAGAAATATTCGGACAGTCATATTACACAGCAACCGATACAGGTGATAAAACAATCACGATAAACGGCACATCAGAAACGTATAAAACAACGAAATTTAAAATTGAAATCCCTGTAACCAAAGAAATTAAATCAATTTCATTCCGAATTGTATCGGATAACTTTTATACAAACGGTGACCCGACGGGCAATGTGTGTGAACAGGAAACATTAATACAATCCGCCGTTTGTTATGATGATGAATGTGTGGCGGTATTGCGTGATGATATTAACACGAATACATCAAAAATTACTGCCAATACAACAAAAATCACCGAAATTGATAAAACAGTTACAGACATTGCAAAACATCAAATATTTGTCGTGTGCGACGGCGACCACGACGAATTAAAAATACAGGCGGCAATAAGCACCGCACCATACAATAGTGTTATCTATCCTGTAGGTACAAAATGTGTTTTGACAAACGAAAATACCATACGTGGTTATGGATTGCCGGAAAGTAGCGGTAGGGCTATTATATCATTAAAAGGCAGTATGACCTTAGATGGGTCAATGTGTGATGATTTCATTTTTAAAAATACAAATCCTGCTGAAAAACAACACATTTTTCACATACCACAATCAACGACAATGAAAAATGTAAAATTCGAAGAAGATATCAAAACAGTGACATCTGATACAATTAATCCAATAGTATTATTTGCTGAAACTGAATCGGAAATAGTGTCCTGTTCATTTGTCAATATATTTAGCACTCATCAATTAGGTGTATCAACGTTTAAATTGGGTAAAGTACTATTTTTTAATAATGTTATAAATGGATTTGAGGGTGCTCCAGGAAATGTAATAACGAGAGAAATTAGCATTGCAAATTATGCAAAAATAATAGGGAACGAATTTTTAGATTTCACACAAAACAAACAGTGTTTGGGGTATATGCTTTCGGCGTCAAAAATTTTCTTTCAAGATAATTATATTGAAAATTGCGAAAATTGTATAATGTCGTTAGGTGGAAATATTATAGGAAATGTTTTTAGTTCTATTGAAAATTGTACTATTAACTGTGGTGGCGAAATTATAGGCAATACCTTCTCGTCAATATACCAAAATGAAGATACGTCATTCTTGACAAATTCGGGTAGACTAATTGGGAATCAATTTACTTCAATAAGAATTACTGGGGAATATGTTCAATTCATTGATTGTAGTAATTCTTCTATTATATCAGATAATTATATGTCTATCGCATCTATACCGGCGACAGGAAGTTGCTCATTGATAAGTGCATCTGGCAGGACATTAATCTTAAATAATAGTTTCTCTACTTCATCATCATTAGCCGACAATAACGAGTTTAATCTTTTAGATGTCGATGGTAACACAGTAATCAAAAACAATGTAACAAGTGCTAAATCTTTTGGTAGAATTGCAGATACTTGTATTGCAGAAGGAAATATAACATCGTGGAGTTAAGGAGGCTATTATGTACAAATTTTATAGTAAAAACGGGCAGGCACAATTCTATGAACACGGTGTCGAAATTGACGGCACTGTGTACGGAATACACGCCGATAGGGATATATTACGTATAAAACGCAGGATTGTCAATGATAAATTCGCTGAAACTGACGGTGATTTCGATATGGACACAGAAATTGCAAAAATTAAGCATACAGACATCACATTTGAACAGCCTACGGCAGAACAGCTGTCACAGATACAGGCGAAGAAATTTGATAGTATGTCGGATATGAAACAGCACGTTCAGTCTGTTATGAGCGGTGACGAAACAATGTCACAAGACGAAATCAACGCAATGCTGATGTTACAGATTGCGGAACTGAAAGCAGGTGTTGACGGTGAATAAAACATTGATACGTAAATACTATCAAATGGGTATTTACAAAGAAAAACATTTAGATATATTCGTCAAGGCGGGATATATCACAGAGAACGAGAAAAAAGAAATTATGGAGGGTTAATTTATGGATAAGATTTTTAATTGGACAAGTACGGTAATAGGAATTGTGGGCGGTTTCTTTGCCGCCCTGTTCGGCAAATGGGATAGCATTTTGTGGGCACTGTTGGTGATAATGGTGCTTGATTATTTAACGGGTGTTATTAAAGCAATCTATACAAAAACAATGTCGAGTGAGATTGGGTTTAAAGGACTGCTGAAAAAGATAACTATATTAATTATAGTAGCGTTATCAAACGTCTTGCAACAGATTACAGGTGATAACGTCGCAATTCGTGAGATTGTTATTATGTTCTACATAGCAAATGAGGGTATAAGCGTGTTGGAGAATGTGGCGGTAATTTACCCGCGAATGCCACAAAAGTTGAAAGATATATTACTGCAATTACGCGGTGAAGATGATACGGAGGAATAAGTATGGATATTCAAATCAAACAGGGTCCGCAGTGCCACCCGTCCAACTGTTATACATATAGGAATGACGATATTTTATTTATCGTCATTCATTTTACAGGTAATAACGGTGACACGGCGCTAAATAACTGTACATTTTTCAGCGGTGAAAATCGCAAGGCGTCGGCAAATTATTTTTCGGGAAATGACGGTATTTATCAATCTGTTCCTGATAATTGGGCGGCGTGGGCTGTCGGCGGTACAAAAAATTACAAACACCCGTATTGTAGGAATATGAACAGTATTTCAATAGAAATGTGTAGCCGCATTGGTGCAGACGGTAAATATTATATCGATGATGACGTGGTGGAACAGACAATTAAATTAACAAAATATTTGATGAATAAATACGGTGTGCCGGCACAGAATGTACTGCGTCATTATGACGTGTGGGACAAACAATGTCCTGAACCGTTTGTGCGTAAACCGGAACTATGGCAAGATTTTAAAAATAAATTAAGTGAAAGTGAGGGACTGACAATGGAGCAGTACAATGAATTAAAATCATTAATCACGAAACAGGCGGCAGAAATAAATGATTTGCGTAATGTAAATCAACAGTTGGTAAACGTAGTCCAAACGACTATGATTTATAATTATGTTGATGACAATATGCCCGATTGGGCAAGACCGGCAGTACAGGCGGCTATGGACTGTGGTGCGATCCAAGGGGATGAACAGGGTAGATTGGGACTGTCATATAAAGACTTAAGGGCAATTTGTAGAGAGTACAGATGTGGTATGTATAATAAGTAGCTTTGAGGGTGGTGTAATGCCACCCTTATTTTTTGACAAAAAATAATGGAGCTTATAGAAATTACGGTGAAAAATATTCTTCAAGTGGCATAAAGCAAGCCGCAAGAAAGAAAGCAAACGAAAAGTTTGAAAAGCTGTTTACAGAAAAAGTTGAATAGATGGAAAAAAGACAGAAAATTCGCATTTTCTGTCTTTTTTGTGGAAATAAACATATTTTAATGATTAAATTTGTGTATAATGTGAATTAAATGGGGTATGGTTTTATGATACAATATAAACGAAGAGGAGGATATATAAATGTGGAAAAAAATAGAGTTTAAAGGAAAGAATAAAAAAAAAGAGAACAGTTTAAAGAATGAATATGAAAAAGAGAGTATTTTAGAAAAAGGACACAAAAAAAATATACATGGACGTGCAATTAGTGCGACAATTATTGGTATACTATTATTAATAATAAATTTTTTTGTAGGAATTGAAGGGCGAAGAAGAGGAGGAACAGTTGAAAATGTAGTAGAATGTATTAGTACAGCAATAAATAGTGTTGTAAGTATAATACTTGGTTTAGGTGTAGGATCACTCGTATTAGATTTTTTTAGCTACATTGAATACACTCAAGAAAAAATCAAAGATGTAATGATAACAAAAGATTATTTGAATACTATTTCAAATGATGAAAAACGAGCATTAATAAAAAAGTTACAGTCGTCATTGTATTTCAAAAGCGAAAATATCCCTGAAGATAGTTTGTATACAAGAATACACGATAAAATATTGCCGTTGATGGATAAAGAATATTTAGAAAAATATTCTTTACATATTGATTGTAGTATACAAGAAAGTAAAATAGTGAAGAATATGTATCATGAATTAATTATATATTCAAAGCATGCGAAAAAATTCATATTGCCATTCGCTATATATATAAAGAAGAGTGATACTGTAGAGGATAGTTATATAGTTAATGAGTTGGAGTTTAATGGTGAAAAGCAAACATATACCTGCGATAAGCCTGATGAGGATTATGAAGATGGAGAAGTAAAAAGATATTCTATAACTTATGAATTTGATTTAAAACAAGGATTAAATTCAATTAAGTATCAAAGTAATAGTGTAGTAGATATAAAAGATGAAGAATATGCGCATAGAGTATCAATTCCAACAAAACATTATTCTGCAGAAATTGCATGGGATAACGATGACTATCGTATAGAGGGCTATGGATTTGCGTTAGATAACAAAAGTATAATATCTAAAAACTATAATAAAATGTGTAAAATAGAAGTTGATGATTGGCTATTGCCAGGAGAAGGTTGTATCTTTACAATAAATAAAAGATAG